CACAAGCATTCTCGAAGATGGCTCTTGGACTTTCGTGGTTCCCGAGCAATGATTTCTCAACTGGTGATCAACTGTTTCCTACCTTCACTGTCGACAACTTCACTTCTTCTAATTATCTAACGGAGATCGTGAATGTGTCTGGCACTACTAAGGCCACGTTCAGAATCCCATTCGTGAATACTCAATTTGCTCTGAGATCACAGGTTCATTCTATCCACCCGAATTCTTATTCCCAACCTTGTGCAAACGGAAGAGTAGTAATCTACGTTGTGAACCCTCTGACTGTCTTCAATCCGAACGCTCTCGACACTAATCCTGTCTATCTGTGCTTCTACACGCACTGGGAGAACCTTTCTTTTGGAAGGCCGTCTGCGAACGCTCTGCACAATGCACCTGCACGATACTCTGAAGTCACGTACAATGTTCCAGGACCCGCTATTGCTGCCGAAGAGGAGCCTGAGGTGAAGTATCATCTCAATTCCGCCTCTGTGCTTGTTATGGATCCCGATTCGTTCAATGGAGAGAACGTCTGTCATCTGATGGACCTAATCCGTCGACCAGGAATCCTGACTGGCCTCGGCCTACCCGGTGTCGTGGGCAATCTTTCGACTACAGCTACGTACATTGTTTCGCTGTTCAGAAGCTTCCCGTACACATTTTCTACCCCCACCCTGGAGAATTTCGGACCACTCACTCCTAACGTTACTATTCCGACAGCTCGTAGGACGCAGTTCATGCCCTCCTCTTACGTCAACTATTTCTCAAGACTTTTTGTCACGTGGAGAGGCGAAGTGACTTACACAGTCGTACAGCCTTTCACCGGAAATGGTACAAACGCAGAGGGCGAGCTGTATCCGATAATGTTGAGCAACTACCAGGACGCCCGTTTTCTCCCAAGGTCCTATCCAGTAACGCCAGTCGGAAACAAAGACGCGCCAGGTGTTACTGCCCGCACCCCAGGAGGACTGCTGCCGATCGACCCAACATATGGCTCAGGCGTCTTCTACAGGCCGGCCGCCCAATCAGCTAACCCTCCTTCCGTCAGTATTCCGTACTATGCAACTGAATCTCACTTCCTCATACCAGACGTTTGGACGAGTGGTCTAGCAGATTTTAGAGTAACGACGTTTAATCGTGGAACAGCGCCCGCTGTCCGCATAGACACACTCGTATCCAAGTCTGCACTGGCCGCAGTATTCCCTACCGTTCTCGTGGAAGCTGGAGACAACTTTTCGTTCGGCATGCTGTACCCCCCCCCCGTCTCGCTACGAGTTCTATCCTATTACCCAACAGGAGGACCCGTATCGGTAACCTGATTATGATGCATAACCTTTCTAAAAATTTTCGTAATTTCATCGCTTGGTTAAGAAGTGTAAAAACTTCTCCTGTGCAATTCCCCGTAGCATCATTCTTACTAGAACATTTTCTTAAATTACACACTCACTCACCTACACACTTATTCGCACAATTTTCTTGTAGTAGGGCCCGGACTCTCCGTTTTAGGAGGGAATGGGTTATGCTTTCGTAGCATAGGACTCTTTTTCGTTAGAGGGTTTCCCAATCGTAAGGTTTCACCGCCTGATCCGAATGGACTATGCCGCAAGGCATAGCGATTGGTTTTTTCCCCTCAATAAAAATCATATCGTTATTTTATGAGTCAGCTAGT